CTTAGATCTAAAGCAGAGCTAGAAGATAATATTGACGGGACAAAAACAATCAAAAAGTTAATCTTAGAATAATGGAACCTATTTGTTATATATTTTTAATTTTATGGATTATGGGGATATCTGAATAATGGAAAATTACGCTGTTGAACCTTTCTTACCAATAAACACAATCATAGCATTTATTTTATTATGTGTAGTAATTTATTATGGACTCAATGATAAATGAAATATCTACTAGTAATGATTATTTGCTCACAGGTTCAGAGCACCTGTTATCCTCCTGCGGTTTTACAAAAACACTTTAATACTTCATATGATTGTTTACAAGAAGGCTATATGGAATCTCAAAAAATTTTAAAAGATCTTGGTAAGGATATTGTAAATGAAATGAACATTATAGTTAAATTTACGTGTAAAGAACAAAAAGCAAACGTAATATGAAAAAAAATTTACTTGTCCACAAACATTTAATTATTAGAGCTGAGGCAAGTAAACCACCAACTGATGAAGAACAATTAAAAGAATGGATGACGAGGTTTATAGAATCCATTAATATGAAAGTATTTATGGGGCCGTATGTGAAATATTGTCAAATGCAAGGCAATCGAGGGATAACTGCTGTAGCAATAATAGAAACTTCACATATTGCAATGCATATATGGGATGAGCCTAAACCAGCTTTGATGCAAATGGACGTTTATTCTTGTGGTGATTTTGATGAAAAAGATATATGTAATAAAATAATGAAAGATTTTGATATACATAAAATTGAATATAAATACTTAAACAGAGAAACTGGTTTAAACGTAATAGATTAATTATGGCTTACTTGAATGTTAACATTCCAACAATTTATGCTAAAGTAAAAAAAGAATATTTATATGATTTGGATCCTAAATATAAAAAAGAAAGTCTTGATTGTGTTATCTTTGGTATGGCGAGTCTTACGGGAAAATCCCTCTTATTTCACTGCCTTTTACCAAACGGTGCGTGCTACTGGCGTTTGCCTATCTCAGCGTTTTTCCAAAAATCGTTTCATAGAGCCCAAGTGCCCGATATGTCGGTTGACGAGTTGGAACTGTGGAATTGTTTTAGTTATTATCCTAGTGTTACTGAATTTGATTTTTTAGGAGGAATGAGAGGTAAATTTCTTGGCAAAGACAAGAAATTTTATAAGGGAGAATATTTATTTACAATAGATTGGGGGACACCTGAAGTTAATGAAATTGATACTGAACATTCTGAAATACCTCAAGAACATAAGTGTGCACATATACTGGAACTTGATAACGGTAATTATGCTGCTCAGCCTAATAATCGTATCTTGTGGAGCGTTTCTAACTATACTACTGATAAATCTTGGCCAGACTATAAAGTACAAAACACTTACTGGACAGTCGAAAATAAAGAGTGGACTACAGAAGATTCTGATAAATTCTTCTACCAAATAGAAGAAAACAAAGATGAAGATAATTAACGATTTTTTAGATCAAAAAAATTATAATCATCTTAAAAACGTGATTTTTTCACAAGATTTTCCGTGGACCTATAACGAATATTGTATAGATCCTCCTGCCCCACAAGTAAGTCAATTTACACATGTTTTCTTTTGGAACAATATGGCAAGAGAAACTTATCCTCTTATTTTACCTTTAGTAAATAAACTTAATCCAAAAAGTGTGGGTAAGATAAAAGCTAATTTAAATTTAAAAACAAAAGAAGTTATTGAAACAGGCGAACATACTGATACGAGAGATGAAAGATTTACTTCAGCTGTATATTTTATAAATGAAAATAATGGTTATTGTAGAATAGGAGATAAAAAAATTTACAGTAGAGCAAACTCGATTGTCATATTTAAATCAAATATTTTACACACAGGATCAACATGCACTGATGAAAATAGGCGTGTGTTAATAAATTTTGTTTATGTCGATTAATAAAAATTTTAAAATAATAGATAATTATTTACCAAAACAAGATTTTAAAGTTTTACAGGATATTGTTTTTGATAATAAAGTGCCTTGGTACTTTAATAAAAACTGCGCTTATGAAGATATTGAAGAGCCATATTTTTATTTTTCTCATATTTTGTTTGAAAATAAAAAACCAAATAGTGAATTTTATGAAGTTTTTAGCGAAAAACTAATAAAAAAATTGAATCCTAAAGGACTTGCTCGTGCAAAATTAAATTGTTATCCTAGAACAAAGGAGTTAGAAAATCATCTATCACATAAAGATTTTGATTATCCTAACAGAGTTTTACTTTTGAGTTTAAACACTTGTGATGGGTATACAAAATTAGAGGGTGGAGAAATGATAAAATCTGTAGAGAATCGAGCACTATTTTTTGATGGACAAACTTTACACAATAGCACCTCTTGCACAAACCAAAAATGTAGGTTTAATATAAATATCAATTACATATGAAACTAACAGCTAACATAACTTTGGACGAGCTTACTAAAAGCCAGGTGGCAGAGCGTAAGGGAATTAACAATAACCCTAGTCCACAACAAATTGAGAATTTAAAAGAACTAGCAATTAATATACTACAACCAGTTCGATCACATTATGACAAACCTTTAATTATTTCATCAGGTTTCCGATGTGCTCAGCTTTGCCTAGAAATTGGTAGCAGTGTAAACAGTCAACATGTGGCTGATGATGGTGCAGCCGCTGCAGACTTTGAGATACCAGGTGTAGACAATAGGGAACTAGCTTTGTACATTAAGAATGAGCTAGAATATGATCAGCTCATATTAGAATTTTATCGAGACAACGAACCTACGTCGGGCTGGATACATTGTTCATATTCGACTAACTCAAATAGAAATCAATCATTGCGTGCTTTTAGAGAAGATGGTAAGGTTATTTATAAACCTTGGTTAGAATAATATGGCTATTACAAGAGGATCTATACCTAAACAAATTGAAGGCAAAATGAGAGGCGCTAGAGATGAAAAAGAAAAAAAGCGTAGAGTTATCAAAGCCATCAAGCAAAAAACCAACCCTAAATTCAAATCCAATAGCAAAAAGTTTAAGGTCTAGCAACCTCAAGCAGAAAGTGATACAATCTAAAAAGTTGTACAACCGTAAAAAGGAGAAGATTATCTCTCTCAATGCGGCCGCACAAAATTTGACAGGAGAGTATAATGACTAAACTTTGTCCAAGAGGTAAAAGAGCAGCAAAGGCTAAATTTAAGGTGTACCCTAGCGCCTATGCTAATGCCTATGCATCTAAAATATGTGCAGGTAAGATTAAAGATCCCTCTGGCGTTAAGAGAAAAGATTTTAGAGGACCTAAACCTGCAGCTAAAGGTAAAATGATAAAAGCTACAACAGGAACTTTTGCATCAAAAATGCAACCTTATGATGGAAGTTATATAAAAGGTAATTTAGCAGGTCAGGAAGTTTCAAATCCAAGTTTAGCAAATTACTACAAAGATCTTATAGAGTAATGGGAAAGAAAAAAATATTACCTGATTATTTAAAAGGCACAACAGTAGGAGGAGGTATAAAAGTTTATGATGATGAATTTATTACATCTCCGAGCGTTGATTTAAATATTAAGAAAAAAGGTGTTACTGTTGGAGTTAGAGGAGAAAAACCTTTTAGTAAAATTGATAAAGAAAATATAAATAGTATTTTAGGTTTAAATATTACAAAAGAAGGTAAAAGTTCAGTATTCGGAATAGAAGGAACAAAACAAGGTAAAAGTAAAAATATAGGTTTTACTTTTCAAAAAAGTTTTAAAAAGGGAGGGCTTAAAGAATGGTTCAAACAAAAATGGGTAGATATTGGGAGCAAGCGAAAAGATGGTTCTTTCGCTCCTTGTGGCCGTTCCAAATTGGAGAAGGACAGAAAGAGGGCGTATCCAAAATGCGTGCCTCTAGCGAAAGCAAGACGAATGACGGAAAGTCAGAGAAAGTCTGCTGTTGCCAGGAAACGGGCCGCTGCCAATGTGGGACCTAAGCCAACAAATGTGAAGACATTTACTAAGAAATATTATGGTGGTATGATCGACGTATGAGCAAATCTAAAAGAACAGACAAGAAGAGACCTATATTAGTAAATAAGCAAACTAAAATTTTTGATTTATTTCCTAGTGGTGTATACGGTAGTGGACTAAAAGTGAAAGATTTTAAAGGAGTTATGAAATCAGGAAAAAAAGGTAACAAGATTGGCGGAGTAATTAAAGCTAGTGAAGGTGTAAGTGTAGCCCCTAAAATGTCAGACTACACAAAAAATTTAATATCTAAAACAGATCAGGGATTAGGAAAAGCTGTTAAAAAAAGTAAAGATTTATTAGGAGCTATTGGAGAAAAAATTAAAAGAGCTGGTGAGATAATGAAAAAAGGTCCATCAGTAACTAAACCTCTTTTACCTGGTTCTCCACCACCAGCAAAACCAGGTTCTCTTTCTTTAGCAAAACTTGATAAAGCAATTGGAGATGTAAGAGGTAAAACAGACCGACTAAGAAATTTGACTAAAACTGGAAAAGCTCTAGTAACAGGAAGAACTGCTAAATTTATGAAGGCTGCTAGATTTGCAAGAGCAGTCACACCTATAGGAGCAGCATCAATAGTAATAGGAGCTGGTGTAAAAAAAAGAGATGCTAAGGCAGTTAAAAGAGAAAGAGATTTTTACAAAGGAAAAAAATACAAAGATGTGGGTTTTGAATCTATGATGGATTATGCAAAACCAAAAAGAAAAGGTGGAGCGATATCTTACAGTAAAGGAGGATTTAATTATGCCATTAACAAAAAAAGGTAAAGAGATAATGAAATCCATGAAAGAGCAATATGGCCCAAAAAAAGGTGAGGAAGTTTTTTATGCTTCTAAAAATAAAGGCACTATAAAAGGTGTAGAAAAAGCATCTAAAGGAAAGATGATGAAAGTAAAAGAAGTTAAAGGAGCTTTAGAAAAAGCTTCTAAATTACATGCTGCTCAAGCTAAAACTTTAGGCACTGTTCTAAAAGCAGCAGGTGGTGGATTGAAAGAAGCAACAAAAAGATTAAAAGCACAAGGATATAGAGGAGGAAATATGGCACTGAAACCAATACCAGAGGGTCCTAAAGGAGAGGGTTTAAGACAGCTAAAAGCAGAGAGACCTGATGTAACTCGACAAATGGGTTTTGCAAAAAAAGGAAAAATGCTAAAAGCTTCAATGGGTAAATCCGTAAGAGGATATGGAGCTGCTAGAACTTCAGGAGCAGGTTTGCAAGATGAACAATTAATACCAGGAAAGTCTTTAGAATATTATAAAGACTTAATGTAATGAATTATGGCTACTTCAGGAACTTCAGCATTCGATTTAAATATCGATGATATCATCGAGGAAGCATACGAGAGATGCGGGATAAGAACAAATAGTGGCCGAGATTTAAGATCAGCGAGAAGAAGTTTAAATTTATTATTTTCTGAGTGGGGTAACAGAGGGGTGCACATTTGGAAAGTATCTTTGAATGAAATAGCTTTAGTAGCGGGAACTGCACAGTATTCTGTAAATCAAAGTGTTAGCGATGTATTAGAAGCTTATATTTCAACAACTGCTGCTGCACAGAACACATCATCTACTAACGATGTCTCATTAACTAAAATTGATAGATCTGCTTATGCAGCACTTCCTAATAAATTACAGACAGGACAACCGTCTCAATATTTTGTTGACAGACAAACAACACCACAAATTTTTTTATACTTAGCTCCTGATGCTAGTACATTTACAACCTTAAAGTTTTATTCAGTTGATAGGATTCAAGACGCTGGTATATACACTAATCAAGCTGATGTTGTGTATAGATTTTTACCATGCATGTGTTCAGGTTTAGCTTATTTTCTATCAATGAAAAAAGCTCCGGATAGAATACAAACATTAAGATTAGTATATGAGGATGAACTTCAAAGAGCACTAACAGAAGATGGTCAAAGAACTTCTGTTTACATTTCACCTCAAACATATTTTGGAGATGGAGTATAATGCCTTACGCACGAGGAAAAAGATCAAAAGCTATATCAGATAGATCAGGACAAGCTTTTCCATATACAGAGATGGTAAAAGAATGGAATGGTTCATTGGTTCATATTTCTGAATTTGAGGCTAAACATCCACAATTAGATCCACCATATCACAAAGCTGATGCTATAGCTTTACAAAATACAAGATCTCAAAAGTTTCAACAACCTCAAGTAATGTCAGCTTTAAATCCAACTTTTGCTCCTAGTGATAATACAATCGCAAGTTCTGGAGGGGCTACGGTACAGGTGGCAAATTTAACTTTACCAGGAGATTTTGCTTTTCAAACTTTTAACACAGAGGTTACTAGTAATGGTGTAACAACCGAGCTATCCTCTATGCAAGCTAGAGACCCTGCTTTACAAAATAGAAGAAGAGAAGCATCAGCAATTTTAGGAAACATAACAGTGAGTATCTCATAATGGCTATAACACATACAAATTTTTTAACACAAGTAAGAAACTACACTGAAGTAGATAGTAATGTTTTATCAGATACAATTTTAGATCAGTTTATTAGAAATACTGAATTAGACATAGCAGGAAAAGTTGATTATGATGATTTAAGAAAATATGCAACTTCAAATTTTACAATAGGTAATCGTTATGTCTCCTTACCTTCTGATTTATTAATTTTAAGATCAGTGCAAGTAATAGATGGAGGCACTAGAGTTTTTTTAGAAAAAAGAGATACTAGTTTTATTTCAGAGTTTAATCCAAGTGAGGCACAAGGAACTCCAAAGTATTACGCTAATTGGGAGGACAATGTTCAAACTGGTGCAGTTATTCTTGTAGCTCCTAATCCAGCTACGGCTGCTACTGTGCAGATTAATTACATAAAAGATCCACCTCATTTTGATAGCTCAACAAATACTTTTTTATCTACTAATCAAGAGGCATTGTTATTATATGGTGTTTTAGTAGAATGTTATGGTTTCTTAAAAGGACCCGCTGATCTTTACAACCTCTACAGACAAAGGTATGATGAAAGTATGCAAGCTTTTGCTGTTCAACAAATGGGCAGAAGAAGAAGAGGCGAATTTACAGATGGAGTACCAAGATTGAAAGTGGAATCTCCATCACCATAATATAGGAGATAACATGGCAATAACAACTAACGCAATTTGTAATTCTTTCAAAAAAGAACTTTTGGAAGCTACACATAACTTTAGCAACCCAGGTGGTAATACATTCAAGTTAGCAATGTATACTAACTCGGCTGCATTAGGAAAATCGACAACATCTTTTACTACTGGCGGACAGGTGTCTTCACCTTCAGGTGGATACTCTTCTGGTGGTAAAGCACTTGTGAATACAGGAACATCTTTAGCAACGAATACGGCAATAACAGATTTTGCTGACTTGTCTTTCGTTGGAGTAACTTTAACTGCAAGAGGCGCATTAATTTATAACGACACTGCAACAGGTGATCCAGGAGTAGCAGTATTAGATTTTGGCGGTGATAAAACTGCAACTGCAGGAACTTTTACAATTCAGTTTCCAGCATTTACAACGAGCGCAGCAATATTAAGAATCGCATAATTTAAAAGGAGGTGCCTGCTGTGGCAAACATTACTAATTTGTTTTACATAGCGGGTTCTCCGTTAGGAGTTCTTCATGGCTAATACATGGGGAGCTTTAACCTGGAACCAAGGTGTTTGGGGCGATACTTCAAGCACATCTGTTCAAGTTACAGGAGTTTCAGTCACAACATCCATAGCCCCAGCAGGTTTTGCTGGTGCAGGTGAAGGTTGGGGAAGACCAGCTTGGAATACAGGAGCTTGGGGAATTACAGGCGATGTGTTCGCACAAGGTCAAGGACTAACTTCAAGTTTAGGTTCAGTCACAGCAGAAGGTTTAGTTGAAATAGGTTGGGGCCGAGGTGGCTGGGGTAACCGAGCTTGGGGTGAAACTTACTCAGCTGAAGTTACTGGACAAGCAGCTACTTTAAGCATCGGAAACGCAAGTCCAAGTATTGATGTTTCTGTTTCCGTTTCAGGTTTAGATCTTTTAACAATTACTCAAGGTTTAAATTCTATACAAATAGATTCAAGTGTTTTCGTTTTTGTTGGCGAAGACGCAATGACTCTATCACAAGGTTCACAAAGTTTAAGTCAAACAACAGTAGAGTCTCCGGCAACAGCAGGTTTACTAACAGGTTCAGTTGGAAATACTGTAGCTGGATTAAAATTAGACGTTCCTGTTACAGGAATTGCAGCGTCCTTAACATTAGGATCTATTAGTTTACAACAATCAACCGTAGAAACAATAACTCAAAGTCAAGCCCTTGCATTATCTTTAGGAACGCCAGTAGAAATACCAGGTCAAATAATTGGTGTTTCTGGGTTATCATTGACATCTGCTGTTGGATCAACAACTGTTACTGCTGGAGCGCAAGTTGATCCGAGTGGTATAGGCTTGACAGCTACAATTGGCAACGTTAATATTACGGCATGGGCTGAGATAGATCCCGGTGTAAATAATGTTTGGACTGAGGTTGATAGAGCAGCTTAATTAAGTTAATATAGGAGATATATGTCTAGTTTTTCGTCAGATCTTAAATTGGAATTAATGGTAACCGGCCAAAACGCTGGTACTTGGGGTGATAAAACAAATACAAATTTAAATTTAATTCAACAAGCTATCGCAGGTTTCGAACAAGTAACACTTTCTAGTGGTGGTACTTTAGCGTTAGTTATGTCAGATGCAACTTTATCTAATGCTAGAAACATGGTTATAAAATTTGCTACGGCATCAATCGCAGCAAGCACAGTATGTACTATACCTGACAGCATAGAAAAATATTATATTTTTGATTGTACTGGATTAACTAATCCATCAAATTTAACAATCAAAACTGCATCAGGAACAGGATTTTCTCCTGACAGAGCAGCTATCTTTGCAGCTTATTCAGATGGAACAAATTTAAAAGAAATATCATTAGATACTTTAGGCGGAACTGTTGCTGCTGCACAGATCGCAACAGACGCTGTAACAACTGCAAAAATTCTTCAGTCAAATGTTACACAAACTAAAATGGCAACCAATTCAGTTGGTACTGCACAAATACTTCAGTCTAATGTTACACAAACCAAACTTGCTACAAACGCAGTAGGGACAGCACAAATTTTACAATCAAACGTAACACAAACTAAATTAGCTGCTAATTCAGTAGGACCTTCACAATTACAATCTACTGCAGTCACTGCTGGAACTTACACGACGGCAAACATTACAGTTGATGAGGACGGAAGATTGACAGCTGCGTCTACAGGATCAGCTGGATCTCCTTTATTTCAAGTTACTCTTGCATCACAAGGACCTGCATCAGGGAACTTTACAGCTAATCCAAACACAAGCATAATTACGGCTTATGCAGGAGGCGCTGGAGGTGGACGAGGAACAACTAACTCAGGTGCAGCTAGAGATGGTGGAGATGGAGCTGCTGGATTTTTCTTTTTTCCAATCTCACAACCTTTCGGCCCACACCCTTTTAGTGTAGGCGGAGTAGGAAGTAGTGGTAATCAAAATGGTCAATCAGGTCAAACTGGTGGAGCAACTTCATTGAGTCCATCACCAATTTCTGCACCAGGAGGAAGTGGTGGAAGTAGTGGATCGGGTGCTCAAAACTCAGTTACTCCTGGCCCTGCAGCGATTGATATGTCTAGAAATGGATTTTTTAGTTATGGTAATGGCACACCATCTGAGGGCTTAAACCAACAAGGATTTTTAGTTTTATACGAAAACATATTGGATTAATTATGGCTATAGCAATTTTTAAAAAAGAAGATAATACATTTCATGGAGTGGCTCAAACAGAGGCTATAAAAAGCGAGTATGGTTGGGATAATGATGTTCATTACATTTCAAAAGATATCACGGACGATGAGTGGGCAAAAATAAAAATGTATGATATCTATCCTTTTTCAATAGACCCTAGTTCAAAAGAAATAACTTGGGGTGGAGACACAGTTAAAAAAGCTCAAAATAGAGATCAATTTAAAGAAGATTGGATGGGAGTAAGAGCAAAATTTAGAGCAGTAATAAGAACAAGACCAAATCTAACAGAGATAAATAAATTACAAAATTATTATGATGCTATGGTGGATTTTGATTTAGATTCAGTAACTTATCCAACTACTCAAACAGTTGAACAAGTTATGGAAGCTGCAGGACATACTGTGGTTTCGAGATTTGAGCTTCCGTAATTCATTTACTTAATTTATATTTGTGATATAGAAGTGCAATGTTTTATAAAAATATTGTATTTAAAACTGAGCAAAATTATTTAGATGCAAAGTTAGAACTTCCAATACCAGCCAAAAAAAACATACCAGAGTGGTTTAAAAAATTAAAACACACAGCACAGACAAGAACGGCTAAAGGTTGTATACCATTTTTAGATTCATTAACATCTGGATATTTGATAAAACTGCCTACTGATTTAGAAATAAAACATAATGTAATAAATCCTAAAACTGGACTAAGAGATGGTAGTCAAACAAGTTCTATGTCATCTGCAGATAAGGCAGCTGAGGATTTAAACTTATCTGTAAATTATAGAATAGAAGTTCAAGAACCTTATCAAGTTGAAGGGAGTCCAATGCTTGAGAAAAATAAAAATTTACCATTACATAAATTTGTAAATCCATGGATAATCGAAACACCACCTGGTTATTCATGTTTATTCACAGCTCCTTTTAATAATAGGGACGATAGATTTGAGATTGTTACAGGTATAGTGGATACTGATACATATAATCTACCTGTGCATTTTCCTTTTGTAGTAAATACTGATAAATATAATGAATTGAATACTATTATAAAAAAAGGTACTATCATAGCTCAAGTAATTCCTTTTAAAAGAGACGCTTGGCAAATGAGTATTAAGCCTTTGAAGGAAAACGAGTTTAAACAAAACATTGTTAGTTTGTTTTCTCAGTTTATAAATAGTTATAAAGATAAATTTTGGAGTAAAAAAACGTGGCTTTAAAAAGATACATTGGATTATATGATAACATTTTACCTTTAGAAACTGTAAGCTCATTAACAATGACACAAATTAAATGGCATAATTTTTTAAAACACATATTCATAAATACAGTGCAAAAATATATTTTTGAAACTGTTCATCAAGGCGCACATGACATATCGCCAGGCAAAATTATGGAATTAAATGCTCTCAAATATGATGAGGGAGGACATTATGTTTATCATACAGATTTCTTCCACTTACATCCGAGACAATTTAGTTTAATTCTTTTACTTAATAATGATTATAAGGGTGGGGAATTAGTGTTTAATAATCCCAAGTTTGACGAAGAATATAAAATAGAAACAAAACCTGGAAGACTAATAGTTTGGCCAAGTAATTTTTTATTTCCTCATAAAGTAAATGTTGTTGAAGGTGGAAAACGATTTAGTATAGTGGGGTGGTCGCATTAATGAATAAATTAAATAATAATTTATATGTAGTTGTAGAAAATTTTTTAGATCAAAGTGAAATTAAACTTTTAAAAAACTATACAAAATTAACACATAGATTTAATACTTCTAACTTTGATCCTGTTATGAATTATGATACAGCACTTTATGGAGATCCTGTTTTTGAATCTTTAATGGTTTCTAAGAATAAGATTATGAATGATATTTGCGACAAAGAACTTGTGCCTACATATAGTTATTGGAGAATGTATACCAATACCGCAACTTTGAAAATGCACTCAGATAGGCCATCTTGTGAATTCAGTGTTAGTGTAATGATTGATTCTGATAAAACTCCATGGCCTTTTATAGCTGGAGAAAATTCAATAATGCAAAAACCAGGAGATGCGGTAATTTATAAGGGTTGTGATTTGAAACATGGAAGACCAGAAGCTTACAAAGGTGATTATCATGCTCAAGTTTTTTTACATTACGTTGACAAAAATGGGAAAAACAAAGATTTTATTTATGACACAAGACCTTATTTAGGCATGCCTGCAAATGAAAGGAGGAGATCAAAATGAGATTTTCATATGAAAAAGATAACTCAAAAATTATATTTACTTGGAGAGAAAGAATAACTATTTTGTTAAAAGGTAAATTAATATTTACTGATTTATTTATGAAGCATTTCTGTAATAATTTATTCGGAATACTTGTAAACTTTCAAAGTAGATTTGATGATAAAGTAAAAAAAACATTTAATAATCCACACGATGAAGTTAAAACAAAATAAAGATGAAGTTTTTTATTGGGGTTCAATTTTATTTAAAACATCTGTAAAAGAGGAACATCTAAACAAAGTGAAAGACCTTTGTCACAAAAACACTAAACTAGATTATAGTAAGTTTTTGGTGGGGGATTTTGATAGTCAATTTCAAATAAATCATAACAAGTATGATGAGATAATTAGTGATTACTTAATAAAATTCAAAGTTGCTTTTTACAACTATTATGGATTTGACACACCAAAGTTTAAAATTAATGATGCTTGGGTAAACTATATGAAAGATGGTGATTTTAATCCTGAACACATGCATCCTACTTTTCTATCTAGCGTTTTATTTTTACAAGTGCCTGACGATCTCAAAATTGAAAGAGAAAAGTACAAAGGTAATTTTAAAAATGGAGGTGCAGGATGTTTAACATTCACACATCCGGATAATAATGATTCTCCTTATATAATAAATGAGAGGACATTCAGACCAGAAGAAGGTGATTTATTTGTTTTTCCTGGAACTTTAAAACATTTTGTTTGGCCATTTAAAAGTAAGGTAGAGAGAATATCAGTAGCTGCTAATTGGGGTATATGCAAATAATTAAAGATTACACTTTCTATAGAGAAATAAAACATTTATTTGTAAAAGGTAAAATAGATGTAGATTCAGATTATTTTATTAAAAAAATTGATGATGGAGTAGACTCGGATAATAACAGAAACTATAGAACTAATGTTGTTGCTGGTATGACTGATTGGAAATATTTTCTAGGAGATGAAAAATTTTATGAAACTATTGTTCCCATAATAAATATTCTTGATAATAAAGAATCTAGGTCATTAGATATTAAGGAGGCTTGGGGTGTGAGACACAGAAAGTTTGATAGAACTAAACCACACGACCATGCACCTGCTTATCTTTCTTTTGTATTGTATCTCAATGATCATGATCAGCCTTTAAAATTTCAAGACATTGATGAAACAGTAGATAGTTCAAAGGGGTCCTTTGCTATATTCTCATCTAATCTCACTCATTATTGTGAAAGAAATATTAGCGGAAAACCTAAATATCTCCTTAGCTGGAATGCCTTTATAAAACCTAGCTTTGCCTAAGTTACATCTATCAATATTTTTTGGTATAATACCTCATGCCTTTAGCAAAATATAAAATAGCCCCTGGTTTTGATAAACAATCTACACCCGCAGATGCAGAGGGAAGATGGGTAGATGGTGATAATGTTAGATTTAGATATGGGGAGCCTGAAAAAATTGGTGGTTGGTCAGCTTTAGTTAATGAAAAATTAGTAGGAGCTGCTCGTGCTCAACACGTTTGGGCAAACACTGAAGGAAAAAAATATGCAGCAATAGGCACAAGTAAAGTTTTAATAATATATTTTGATGGTGCTTTTTACGATATCACACCCTTAGACACAGATAAATTTTCCACAGGTGCAAATATTACAACGACAAACGGATCTGCAACTGTCACAATAACAACCTCTGCTGCACACAACTTAGAGGTAGGAGATATAGTAACCTTTGCTAACGCTGGTTCTTTTACCGGTGCAAATACAGATTTTACAGACGCAGACTTCGACGATAAATTATTTGAAATTCAGTCTGTACCTACAATCACCACTTTCACAATTACAATGCCCTCGAGTGAAAGTAAATCAGGAGTAACTAATGATGGTACATTAGACGTAAGGCCTTACGTAGTTGTAGGACCTTTAGAGCAGACTGCTGGCTACGGTTGGGGAACTTATTTTTGGGGTGGACGAACATTCGCCCAAACAACTACCACTATGAATAACGGAGGCACTTTAGCTTCTGGAACAACAGCTCAGGTCATTTTAACTGATGCTACAAATTTTCCTAACTCAGGAACTATAAGAATTGGATCTGAAGACATAACATACGCTAGCAAATCCAGTAACACTTTACAAACATTAGGTAGAGGGGCAAACGGAACAACGCCTGCTAATCACACTGATGGCTCAACAGTTACAAATATAACTGACTATATAGGTTGGGGCGATGCCTCTACGTCTAGCACAGTGACAATCGATCCTGGTAATTGGTCTTTAGATAATTTCGGAAATATTCTAATAGCGACCGTTCACAATGGTGAAACTTTTACCTGGGATGCATCTCTTTCAAATGCTCTAAACACTAGGGCTACCATTGGAACAGGTATGCCTACTAAGTCTGTAATGACGATTGTATCAGATAGAGATCGACACTTATTTCATTTAGGCACAGAGACAACCATCGGAACATCTAGCACACAAGATAAAATGTTTATTAGATTTTCTAATCAAGAAACCACAAACGTCTATGAACCAACTTCTACAAATACTGCTGGAACATTTAGGCTAGATGATGGAACAGAGATTATCGGTGCTATAAAAGGTAAAGATTACATTTTAGTTTTAACTGATACTGCTTCTTATGAAATGCAATTTGTTGGTCCACCTTTTACTTTTTCTATAAGAAAGGTTGGATCTAATAATGGTCTCTTGGGACAACATGCTGGAGTTTTTGCAAACGGAGCAGTTTATTGGATGGGAAAAACAGGAGGATTTTATGTTTATGATGGAACAGTTAAATCTTTGCCTTGCTTAGTAGAAGATTTTGTATTTACCACAGAAGGTAATAATCCTGGATTAAATTATGATTCTGGAAAAATAGTTTTTGGTGGTATTAATGAATTATATTCAGAAATAAATTGGTTTTATCCATCAGCTAATTCAACTTTAATAGACAAAGTAGTCACTTATAATTATGATGAAAATGTATGGACAACAGGAACATTAGACAGAACAACCTGGGTTGGTTCAACTGTCTATGAAAAGCCATACGCTACTGACTTCCAAGCCTCAGATACACCTACGTTTCCAGTGGTAAGTGGAGTTTCTAATGGAGCTACAATTTATTATGCTCATGAGGTAGGAATAAATCAAGCTAATGGAGACGGTACATCTACAGCTATTCCCGCATTTATTAAATCTGGAGAATTTGATCTTAACGGCAGACAGGGAGTTCCTGGAGATGGTGAGTTCATTTTAAGTATAAGAAGATTTTTACCAGATTTTAAAAGGATAAGTGGGAACGCTAAAGTAACAATATTTTTAAATTCTTTCCCTCAAGGTTCAACGGCAGCCTCAAGTCCATTAGGACCTTTTACTATTTCTTCATCTACATCAAAGGTAGATACTAGAGCTAGAGCTAGACTTGCTGCTGTTCAAATAGAAAACGAGAGTCTTGATGAGAGTTGGAGATATGGAAGTTTTAGATTTGATATTAGACCAGACGGTAGAAGATAATGGCAAAAATTACAATACAAATACCAGAACCAAAATTTGAATACTCGCAAGAAGATCAAAGACAAATCTTACAAGCATTTAGAACATTACAATCTCAGTTGAACTTCTCATATCCAAATGATATAAAAAATGAAGCTGATGCATTTAACTATTTTTTATCATGACAATACAATATAAAAATCAAGGCTACAAACAATCGGATACTAGTAAGACCACAGTTTTAACTTGTCCAAGTAGTGCAACATTAATTATTAAAAGTATTTATGTTGCTAATAATGATGCATCATCAGGCATTTTAGTGAATATGAATTTAGTAGACTCTTCTGATTCTAGTGCTGAATACGAATTTTTTAGAGATGAAGTTGCAGCCAAAACACAAGTTAATGCAACTCCACAGGGATTAAACCTTGAAGCAGGTGATTCAGTAACAGTAACTGCAGCCTCCGGAAGTAATAAAATTCAAGGTGCTATAAGTTATGCTCAAATAGATAGATCGCAAGAGAATGGGTAAGAAGAAGCCTTTATTTGGTGTAAGTAATTACAAAAAAAGAACGCCAAAGAAAAGGCCTGGTAGGCATGCTAAAAGCTATAGTAAAAGAGTACCTAGACGTAAACGTAATCGTGGACAAGGGCGTTAATTTATAGTAGTAAAACACAATGACTGTTTATCACAAAATTAAATGCGATACTAAAACATATTATAGAAGTATTAAAACAGGTGAAAGGTATGAAACGGAAGAAGCTTTTTTAAAGAATCATCCCAAAGAAGATCTTGCTACGGACGTTGAAGTTCAAGTGCCTGATTTACCTATGTTTAGTAAAACTAAAAATTCATGAATTTTATAGACACAGAGTCTTTAAAGATTAATAATTTAAACGAAGTTAAAGTTTTTAAAAACATAATTAAATTTGATAATGAATTTAATTTTAATGACATACTGGATTTAATATCATTTAGTTATTTTAAAAACACAGTAAAATTTGCTGATCATGTTGGTATCAATATGCATGATATTTTTAGTCATACCTTTCAAATATTTGACGTAAGTCAATATGAGAAACTAAAGGATTTGCATAAACAGTTATGTGTTTTCTTTGGAAAAAATATTGAAGATAGTAATTTTAAGCCACATATTTTCTTTTCTTTTAGATCAGCAACAGGTCCTTTACATTCAGATAATGAGAATGTATTTATTGTAGGACTTGAAGGCAAAACTTATTATGACTTTCCTTCTTTAAAAAGGATATATGAAATTGAAAAGACAGATGCTATTTACATACCTGCAAAATTAATGCACGCTGCTTCGTCAATACAAAAAAGAATAATTTGCTCATGGGGTATTTATAAATAATGAAACCTTTAGGAGGAACTGAACTACAATATGGATTTTTGAAACAACATGTTTCATCTGATTTACTAGATAAGTTTCAAATATGTCTATCCGTTCCTGGTGAAAAACCTTTAGCGAAAGATAAAATAAATATTCTTTGGCAAAAGATGGCACCAGATCAACCACATTTTCAACAGTTTTTTCAAAACGAAGAACAAATAGCACAATACGATTATTATGTTTTTAACAGTCATTGGAATTATGAACAATTTAGAAAAAGATTTAAAATACCTTTAAGTAAATGCACTGTTATAAAAAATGGTATTAAAGATATTAAACTTAGAGATCCTGAACCTAAAAGAGATAAAATTAAATTAATTTATCATCCTACACCTTGGCGTGGATTATCTGTTCTTTTAGGTGCTATGCAATTAATTAAAAACCCTAATATAACTTTAGATGTATATAGTAGCACTAAAATTTACGGGACAGAGTTTGAATCTAAAAATGAAAATAATTATAAGGCGTTGTATGATCAAGCTAAAGAACTGCCTAATGTAAATTATATTGGATATAAATCTAATGATTTCATTTTAGAAAATTTACATCATTATGATGCTTTCGTTTATCCTAATATTTGGGAAGAAACTTTTTGCATATCTGCCCTTGAAGCTTTAGCTTGTGGTCTATACGTAGCGACCACGGATCACGGATGCCTATATGAAACTTGTTCAGAGTTTCCCATCTATGTGCCTTATAATGATGATTATAGAGAATTAGCAAAACAGTTTGCTTCCGTAATAGATGGTATACCTTTGCAAATTAATAAATTAGGTTTACACATACATTTAAAATTTCAACAAAACTTTTATAGGAACTTTTATAATTGGAAAGTTATAGGACAACAATGGACAAATTTTTTACAAGGAGCTTTAGTTGATGCAAGATCCAAGTAAGCCTATATGGTTCAAAGAAGACCAACCTGAGCAAAATAAAACACAAGAGTTAAAACCTAAAAAATTTTCTATATTTGTTGCTACACCAGTTCATGGCGATGTGTCTATTCATTATTTTCAGGCCTGTTTAGACTTCCAAAAACATTGTATAAAAAATAATGTTTTAGTATCTTTTCAAGTTATGAAATCTTCCTTAGTAACACATGGGCGTAATTTATGTGTTTCAGGTTTCATGGAAAGTAGTCATACTCATTTATTGTTTGTAGATTCAGACATAGAGTTTCAAACACAGTCTGTATTCAAAATGATAGCTGCCGACAAAGATGTTATTTCAGTTCCTTACCCACTAAAACAAATGTTTTGGGAAAAGGCCTGGGAAAGAATGTCTAAAGGAGATATAAAGAATGTTAAGGATCTTAAATATAAAGCTCTCTACTCATATCCAATGAAAGTAGCTGATGATAAAAATATAAAGATAAAAGATGGAGTTACTGAGGTAACACATTCTCCGACAGGATGTATGTTAATTAAGAGAGAGGTGATTGAAAAAATGATTAAAGCCTATCCAGATACAGAAATAATTCAAAAGACTGTAATAAATGGAGAGCTGATAAATAGACCATATTTATATAATTTATTTGATACAATGTATGATCCAGTCAAGAAAGCTTATCTTGGAGAAGACTTTGCTTTTTGTAAAAGATGGAAAGATATTGGTGGTAAGTGTCATGCCCTTGTTACGGATCGAATAACTCATGCAGGTGAACATCAATATAGAGGGTGTTTTGCCGATGAGTTGATCAAAACTGAGTAAAATGGTAATATTACGAGATAACGTTAAAGTAATATTATGGATCCATTTACAATAGCTCTTGCCACATTTGGCGTACAAAAACTAAGGGGTAAATCAACTAGAACAGCTTTACAAGACGCAGCTTTAGTTGGTGGTGCTACTTATGGTTTAGGAAAATTTGGAGGTGTGGAGGCATTTCAAAAACCAGCCTTTTCATCTTTAGGTCTCGGCACTGGCGCTGCAACTACGGGTGCTGCAACTAAAACTGGACCTACTCAAAAGAATTTCTTACAAAAATTATTAGGTGAAAAAGCCACGAAAGATGCTGCAGGAAATATAATTAAAGAGGGTTCAGGTTTTAGAGGTTTAGGAACTGGAGAAAAATTATTTTTAGGAGCTACTGGTATAAGTTTAATACCAGAGGATGTGCCAGAATTTAAGCCGCCATTTTCAGAAGAAGATTATGCAAGAGAATATGCAGAACAATCAGAAAAACTTAAAGGTGGATTTGAAGCTGCTCCACAATACACAGGAGGTATAACCTCTTTTGCTCCAGCTAGTGTTTATGCAGCAAAAGGTGGCTTAGCAGAAATTAAAAAATTTAATAAGGGTGGTATAAATTATTTACCATCAAAATCTACACATGACGAAAACGATATAAACAACTACGTAAGAGCTACTGGATACGTAGAAGACGGTTCTGGTACAGGGGACAAAGATGAGGATACTATGTTAGCACAACTAGCAGATGGAGAATTCGTATCTAGAGCTGATGCCGTTTTAGGAGCAGGAATTTTATCAGGTGCATCGCCTAAAGATAGAAAAGATATGAGATCAAAAGGTGCTAATTTTTTTTATGATCAACAAAAAAAGTTTAAAAGGATTTTTGATTTAGTAGATGCAGGTAGAGAAAAAACAAATTAAAAAAGAGGTCTCAGTATTAGCTATTGAGCCTAAACAGATTGAGAAGTATTGGTCCTTAGTTGAATTTTTTATTAGACAAGGGATTAAGTATGAAGATGATTGGATATCTGTTCCCCTTTTTAAAAAGTATTTAAGGGAGAACGCTTATCAGTTGTTTATTATGTTTGGATCAGATGATGGTGAAAAACATAAAGTGTTTGGTACATTTGTTACAAGAATAACTAAGCTACCAAATTTTAAACAAGTAGAGGTAGTTTTACTTGCTGGAGAAAAAAGAGAATTATGGCAAGATGAAGTATCTCAAATGTTAGAACATATAGCTGTTCAATACGATTGTAAAAGGATAGCAGTGTTTGCAAGAAAAGGTTGGGAAAAGTTTTTAAACTCGATTGGATGGAAAACAAAAAGATATTTATTTACTAAGGAGATAAAATGAGTTTTATATTTGGAGGGGGATCATCGGCACCAGCGCCAACACAATCTGGATCTTCTGTTGTTACACAGAGAGAAGCTCCAGGTGTTGAGGCTAGGAAGTTAGCCTTATATGATGAGGCCGCTAAACTTGCTGCACAACCAGTAAGTCTTCCTGCTATTCAAGCTGCTCCTGCTACTGCAGCAGAACAAGCTGCTTTTCAACAAGCTGCACAGACAGGCACAGGTCAGCCTACAGTAACAGCAGGTATAGGATCTATTTTAGGTGCTCAAACTGCTGCTGCAACTCCATTGAATGTTTCTCAATTTTTTAATCCTTTTCAACAATTTGTTACAGATGAAATTAACAGGCAAGCTCAGATAGGACAAACTAGATTAGCAGCACAAGCAGTTGGTGCTGGCGCATTTGGTGGTGGAAGACAAGGAGTTGCTCAAGCTGAATTAGAAAGAGCAAGATTAAGTCAAGTTGGTTTAGCTCAACAAGCAGGATTCCAACAAGCTTTAGGAGCTGCTGAAAGACAAAGAAATTTACAAGCACAAACCGGTTTACAGTCAGGTCAATTATTAGGAGCTCTTGGTGGACAACAACAACAATTAAGATTACAAGACATTCAAAGTGCTTTACAAGCAGGTGGAGTTCAAAGAGGTATAGGTCAGGCTGGTTTAGAGGCTGCTAGACAAACACAATTACAAAGATCATTTGAACCTTTCCAAAGAATAGAATTTTTAAAAGGTATCTTAACTAATTTACCTACAACACAAAGTAGTATTACAGCAACCACGGCTCCCGGATCTAATCCACTAGCTCAAGCTTTAGGTACTGGCTTAGGTGCTTACTCTGCTTACCAGTTTACTAGACCAGGAGGATAAATGGAAAAGGTTTTAACAAGAAAACTTTTTAAAAAAAAGTATTATCAAAAGCATGGGTCCAATAAAAATAATGGTGGCTTAATTAGAATACAAAAATTTCAAACCGGTGGTTTGTCTTCTAAAGAAAAAGCAATATTAACTTTACCATTTGCTCAAGCATTTTTATTAGCTGATCAAAGACCTGGTGAATCACAAAGAAGTTCATTAGCTAGAGCATTAGGTGCTGGTTTTGCTGGTGTGCCTGCTAGTATAGAAGCTATTGGTAAATTAAGACCAAAAAGAAACCAACTGTTAACTCCAGCCGAAGTGAAAGCTGCAGGTCTTACAGAAGGCACAGTGGCACAAAGAGATGAAAAAGGTAAAATAAATGTTGTGCAAGCTCCTAGTGCTGAGGAAGTAAAACAAACACAAGCTGCAAGAAGAGTGCAAAGTATTATTGGTAATATTGCAGATAAATATGTAAAGTTAGGAAAACCTGTTGGTACAGTGGATTTAAAAAGAATAGGTGCGTTTTTCGGTAGAGCCGGTGGAGCAGAATACTCAAAAGAATATGGAAAATTAAAAGCTAATATTCAACAAGCCACAAGTTTTATTTCACAAGCCATATCAGGTGCAGCGGTATCTGAGCAGGAAGCAGAACGTATTAAAAAAATGATACCACAATTAGGAGACAGTGAAGTAACGTTTGAAGCTAAACTTGAAACTCTTTCAGGATACTTCAATCAAGTAGAACAAATAGCAAAAGGTAATAATACAAATATATTAAATGCTATGAATATCATGGAGCAGACAGGAGCCTCTGATGCATTTACTGATATTGATTTAGCTAAACAAATAGTCATTGAAAGAAAAGGGGACACAATAGATGTGTCTAAAAATTAATGGGTGAAATAATAGTAAACGGACAAAAATTTAAAATAAAAGGTGACCAACCTACAGCAACTGAACAAGTTGCAATAGATAGTTTTTTAGATTTTAGAGAAAACACATCTGGCCTTACAGGTAATAAAGCATTTGACGAGCAAGGTGTTTTAACTCTTTCACCAGAAGAAGTTTTATCAGAAGCTAATAAAGGTAAATACAATAAAGATACTGAAAGTTTTTTAGGAAGCCCTAGTTTTAAAAGATTAGTTACTGAAGTAGGTTTATCCATTGCTGGTGGTATTGCTGGAGTTGCACTAGCACCTGTTACAGGTGGTGGATCTCTAGTAGCTTCAGCAGGCTTAGCTGCAAGAGTTGCAAGTTTATCTAGGCCTTTATTAAATATATCGGCTAATACTGTTAGAAAAATTGGAGCAGGAACGGCAGGAGCGGCAATCGGAGGAGGTACGGGAGCTGCATTAGCACAAACCTTTGACCCTAAAGAAGATATTGTAAGAGAAGTTACAAGAGGTGCATTGCAAGGTGGCCTTGGTGAATTAGCAGGTTTTGGTTTAGCTGGTGCTCTTGGAAAAATATATACTAAAGTTGCAAGAGGTAAAGTTAATGAGCAGTTTGGTGCTAGTAGAGCTATTAATATTTTAGATAGAGAAAAAAAATTTTTTAAAGAACTTTTAAAAATAAAAAAGGGTGAACCTCTAGAACTTGATAAATTAAAAAATGTTTTAACTGATGAACAATTATCTTTATTAAAAAGACCTGACGACGCAAAAGCTTTTATTGCTAAAGTAGAAGCAGAGGAAGGTACAGATTTTTTAACTAAAAAAGTTGATAGAGCTGCAATCACTCCAGGATTAGCTGTAGAGAGTGGATCAATAGATTTAATGGAAGGTATCGCTAAATCTTCTTTTATGGGTGGACCAATAATAAGAGCACAAGGTTTTTCTACAAATACAGTTGCTCAAGGTATGAATCAGTTTGGTGAAGAAATAATAAAGGCTTCTTCTAAAAATAGTATTGATCCTAACGGTTATATGGTTGGTAAAATAATTAATGATAGTATTTTGAGGAGTAGTAAAACATATGAAAGAATTAAAAATGATTTATGGCAGGATTTTGGTAGAAATGCAGAGGATGCTTTACGTTTAAAAAATCCTGATGGCACTAGAGGTGCATATGATCCGAGATATTTTGTTAACATTGCTAGTAAAGAAAAATCTAAAATATTTAATCCTCAAACTAGTAGAATAGAGGAAACATCATCATTGAAAGAATATGCCAAAACACAATTAAGACGAATTACTAATCCGGAATTAAAAGGTGCGTTGGGTGATGACTTAGTAGAACAAGAATTAGGTAGAATTTTATCATTTGATGATAATATTCCTTATCCTGTCTTAAGAGATCTTTACGGTGGTATTATAACAAAATTTAACCCTAATGTGCCTTTACAAAGAACCGTAAAAGCAGAACTTACAAAACGTTTTACTTATTTACAAGATAGCGCAAAATTACCTGCATCTATAAACGGCATGAGATCTCAAATTGTACAATTTTCTAAACAAGGCGATGAAGTGTTTAGAGATACTCTTTTTAAACAAGTTGCAGAATCTAAGATTGGACAAGAAAAATTATATAAAAGAATAGTTGTAGCTAATGATAGAAGCACAACCGAAAAATATTTAAGTTTATTCGATAAACAATTAAAAGTGCCTGGAGGCGGATCTGTTCCATTATTTAAGAATAGTGATGAAATAAAAAATGCTATTAGAGGTCAATTTTTTAGAAACTTCTTAGAAGAGTCATCAGAATTAAAAGGACAATACGAAGTTTTAAAACCAGCTAAGGCGACTAAATTTTTAGAAAAATATAGAAGTTTTATTGATGACGCAGGCTTGATAACTAAAGAGCAAGCAAAAAATTTAAGAGATTATACTAATGCTTTAAGATTTACGGAAGGTACAATAACAAGACCTGGTGTAAGTGGAAAAGCAGGTACTGTATTTATTCAATTGAAACAAGCAGGAGCTTTAACTCAAATAGGAGCTGTGGCAGCTGGAGGCTCTGGTGTAATAGATCCAGGTACAGCTGCTGCTTTTTTTGTAGGCCCTGCAGCTATATCTTATATGTTTTCTAGACCGGGCGCATCTAAATTATTAATTGAAGGATTAAAAAGACCGGCTAAAAATTTTGATCAATATTCAAGATCGATGTCTCAAATAGGAGCAGCTTTAGTTGGACAAGGTTTTATAGGAGCAGATCAAGCTAAATTAGTTATGAACCAAGTAGAAGGAAATAGAGAAGCTTATGAAGCTTTTTTTAGAGGTGAAACTTTACCTCAAATAAATATAGATCCCGTGCAACCAGAAGAAGCTCCTGCTCTTACATTCAATTTTGGAAATGAACAAACACCGCCTGAGTTACCACCAAATCAGGCTAGACCACAATTACCAAATGTTCAACCTGGTAATACTTCAATAAATCCTAATCAAAGAGTTGCATTAGCTCAGGGTGATTTATTAGGAGCTATCGCTGCCAGACCACAATTTAGAGAGGGTGGGATTATAAGTGCCAAAAAAAACATCACATAAAGATCAATTAGCACATCAAAGAATATCGGATCATGAGAAACTTTGTCAAATCATGCAAAGGGAAACTAATAAAAAAATTAATGACCTACATACTGATATCCATAGAATAGAAAAAATATTAATAACTAGCACAGGTTTTTTAATAACATCTATG